GGAACACGAGCACCAAGTAATTCAATTTCCTGAGAAACCGCTTTACGAATTTTGTTGTCAGAGTCTTTAAGCACCATCTCTTTGACGATGTTCTGAATAACAGACTGTTGTAAAGCAGAACGGATTTCAGTTCCTTCTGGGAACAGCTGACGAATTGTATTGGTGTCTAATTTTAAATCAATGAGTGACATAATATTTTCCTCTTAAATATCTGAATTCATCCAATCGATAGCCGATTTAGGTAAACATACTATCACAGAAAAGAAGAAAGCAAGTATATAAGTGATAATATAAAGGAACGCTGAGCCAAATGACCAAGCAACGTTCCATCCTTGGCGATATTCAGAATAGATTAGTTCTGGTCGTATTTCTAAATCGTATGTTGAACCAACTTGCGCCATGCTATAAAAGGCGGGTGAAATTTCTCGGTCAAATCTTCGTCCGTTTTGGTCTTCATATACAGCGATGAATTCAAGATGAGAATACTTACCGGATGAAGTTCCGGAATAAAGTTGAACTAATTCTGCTTTAATGAGCTGGTCTTTTGAAAAGTCAGGACGCACATCAGTGAAAATAGAGAAACACCAAAAGCAAATCGCTGCTACGAGAAATTTCATACGGGTTGTCATTTTAATTCCTTCACAAATTTATGAAAACAAATTCGGCATTTCATCTGAAGTTGAGGAGTTTGCCAATTAACTAATTGTACTTGAATACTATCACACTTTGGACAAGGCGTAACTTGTTTAGCTGCTGTTTCACGCCGTTCAACCATTTCCATCATCGCTTCCCAGCGAGTAGCGGCCAGAAGCCGCTCCATTCCTTCAGGGTCATCAAGAATTTCTTGACTTAAATCAATATCTTCATGCAGTTGCTTTTTCATACACCAGCCTTAGGTTCAGAAATAACTTCTAACGAAATTCGCAATGTTTCCATCTGGCGTTTCAACTGAATAGTACGAGAACTGATTCGTGAAACTTCTTCATTGAGATTGCGCTTTTTCATTTCAAGTTCGTTGAACTCTTTTTCAAGTTCGTTAATTTTCGCTTTAATAACTTTGCTTGCGTCCACAGGAGTTTCAACAATTTCTTTAACCGTGTTAGGAGTCATAATTGGCTCTTCTGGAGCAACGAAATCTTCCTTTTTCTTAATATTCAAGTTAACCATAATTTGATGCTGACGTGTCGTTTCAACAACAAGATTATAGAAACGGACAATATTCATTCGTTTAAGAGCTGAAATAATCTGCTTAGAGATTCGTTCCATATCACCATTTTCACGACCGGCACGAATGGTGATAGTCATTACATCATCACTTTCTTCAATAAATGAAATTGTCGGAATGGTCCATTTACTAGTTGAAAGCATGAAGTTAGTTTTAGCTTTGTCGTTTTCAGTCAGAAAAGCTGCACCCAAACGTAACAGACGAGGAAACTCAAAAGAAAACTGATTAATGATGAAATTAACAGCGCTTTGATTATGCATTTTATTCGTGTGCACATTAGTTTTATCACCATCAGCGTTATAATAAAGAGCATTGTATTCGTCAGGAGCTTGCATTAAGTAATGACGAAGACGGTTATTTGCTTTAACACGACGGAGAATTCCACTGGTACGCAGTACATCAATCCAGGCGTCGGGTTTGTTAGCATCTCCAGCAGCTATTCGCGCAGCGTTGATGCGAGCATCAATTCCCATTTTACCAAATTCAGTGTTTAAAATGGTTGAAATCCACTGACGAATACATCCAAGTTTTTCAATTCGGTCAGCTCGTAATCCTTCGCCTGGGACGAAGTTGAAAGATGCTTCAGCATTAGCAATAAGTTCTTTGATGTAAGTATTGAAATTGTTGTTGGTCAACACATTTACTAATTTCATTTCTATTCCTTCATTGTCAGGCGTAAGATTTGATTGAGAATCCGTGAAACCATTATACATCACGGATTTTAAAGCATTAATCGAAGATGATTGCGCAAATCCAAAACAGTGGCCAAGTTGCTACTTTAAAGATAAAAATCACCCAAACGATTGGCCAAGTCATGATAATCAATGCAGCAGTATCACCATCGATGTCGATGAACCAGTCTTCTACAAGCTTAAAGAACCCAGTTGATACTGTGCCGATGGCTAAGTAAACCAGAATAACTCCTATGATTTCCATAATATCTCTCTCGCTTCAATGATACAAAGTTGTGCTTGCTTGTAAGTATACACTGCTTCTTTTAGTTGAGCATTTGAAACTTGAAGATGGTCTTTATACCACTTGTTCAAGTCCTGATGCTTTTTAAAAGTTTCAACAAGTTTGTTATTTGCTTCAATTAAAGCTTCTTGAAGTTTACCAAAAGTCTTTTCAATAACTTCGCGCTTTACTGAACCGTCATAGTTCAATTTACAGAGAATGCTAGCATGACGCCAAATTTCTCTGAGTTCTCCAAGGACGTTTTTCTTATCGCCCCAAGTGAACTTATAAAGCTCTTCACATATAGCTTCTGCTTGCTTTTCAGCTTTACCTTTAGCCATTCCAGCGTAGATATAAGCAGGAGGATAAAGGGCCGTGTTATCGACCCAGTTAGAAAGAATCAGCATATAACCACCTTAGTTGGACGCTTAAAGAATGAATGAGTGCTATCGTCTTTAGCATGTTCAAAAGTTGCAGAGAATTCAATGACTCCACGATAATCCATCGGAACTGCTTTTGGCAGAGAGCCGTAGACCGTTGCACCGTTTTCAAGACGGACAGTCATTTTGACTTGCATCCCGTAATAATCTTCCCAGCACTTAACTGAGACGACTTTACCTTTAACTACTTGCTTGCCAGTAGGTGCTTCGCCTTTGTTCTTTTTGAACGATTCATACAGTTCATCAAAGAACTTCTTAGAAGCTTCTTGAATAGCCACAAGAATGTTCTTATGAGCTCTGACTTCAACCATCATAACAGTGGTGAAATCTTCAAGTTCCCAACGTTTGTAAGGTTCACGGACCTCGATAGGATGTCCGTAAAGTTTAAGTTCAACATACATTGCTGCAGTTAAACGAAGTTTCCACCATCCATGGTCTCCTGTGTACTCTGGTTTATCAAAGTAATCAAGTTCCGTGACGTATGGAAGATAACTACCAGCGTGATATGCTTCCACTTCACCTAAATCATTTTCCCAGAGATAACCATCGAACGGAGCATGTGGACGATCATCAATTCCCCAGGTTGGAGCAACCACCTTATCAAATCCTTCACGACCGTAGCGGGTCTTCGCCCATCCAGCATTCAACTCCAAAGCGCGTTCTTCAACTTTCGCTCGGCGTGCAGCATGTGCTTTACGATTTTCATCTAAGATTGAATCGATGATTTCAGTTAACATTTTGTTTCTCCATTGGTTGATTACGAGACTATCATATACTAGCTTTTTAAGGATGTAAACGGTTGAATGCGGATTCACCAGAACGGTTGAGAGGAACTTTCTTGGGAAGGATGATAAATCATATTACGAGGATACAAAAATGCCCCAGCGAAGCCGGGGCGAACTTTAGTGATAAGCTGGAGTATTAGGGTCGCCAGAAAACCACACAGACTTTTCTATAACAGCTGTTTGCAATTGATTGTTATAAAGAGTCTCATTAATAATTTTTTCCATCTCAAACAAATGTGCAGCTTGCAACTGCTCACGGTCCATTGCGATTAGAGCTTTACAACGTTTCTTATGATATAGACGCTTACCTGTATTGTTATCGGGAGTGTCATCACAAGCTGTTGCATTACGAATCCAATCGTCTGATGCTTCATCAATAGCATTTTTATATTCTACTATAGAATCAGTCATGCGGTTATAAAAGTCTAGTTTAGCTTCTCTGTTGTTCTTTTGAAACATTTCCAAAGCAATTGATTTTAAACTCACTGCTTCCACTCCTCTGTTCGACCTATTCGGTCGGGGTGACAATTCCAGAAATAGTCCTTGCACTTATTTCCATTAGTGCGGCAGAACTTTTGCTGGTACGATTTCTTTTTAAACGGCTCACCACAGCTTGGACACACAAGTGTAGAACCAACTTTCATTAATGCATTATTCCGGTAGATAGGTTCCATAATATCGTACCGGGTTGTTGGCTTCTGCCCTTTAGCACTTTTACTACTATGCTTTCCTTTTCCATCTTTGTTGTGGCGCTGAGCATCACTAAGAAGTCTGAGGACTTCAATTCGGTCACCATGCAAGTTGATGGGCCGAGGTTCGTAGCCATATTCTTCATTTTCGTAGTCCTCGTCTTCATAGTCATCATACCAATCATTTAGTTCATCTAATCCGTAGCCCATTATTTACCTGCAATTAAAACGCCAACCATAAAAATAATCCAGAATGGATAGAACAAAACCATAGACCATTCTGCTAAACATTTAACCACTTTCTGTTTAGTAGTATGACAACTTGATGCTGGCATTCCAAGACACCAGGCGAAAGTGCTGGCAAAGAAAACTCCGCCAAGTAAATAAACTGCGATAGCTATCACAATAAGAATTGGAGTTACCATAAGTCTTTCCTTAATAGATTTTCAACATCACTTCTATAAACTGAAGCAGAAGTGATGAGTTCATCGTCGAACTTCAATTCGACTTCTAATGTTCCAAACAATGAATCATTGCGGACTTCAATTGTTAAGTTCTCTTTAAGCATTTCTTTTAGTAAAGCCCGGATTTCTTCAGAATTCATAGTGTCTCCTCAACTCGCTCGTTGCTTTTAACACCATTTCCATTGTCAGAGTATTTGCGTTCCATGATGTAGTCATATGGGTCATCAATATCACGACGCATCCAAAATACACCGAGCTGAATATTGCCAGGGTCATTTGATTTTGAGCCAGTGCAACGACCTAAATCACGGCGGGAATAGCGATGATGACCATTTTCGTCCATGATAGTTTCATAGTTTGTGCGGCCATATCCTTCAAGGTCTTTAAATTCAACCATCTTCACTTTATCGCCAGCCAGGGTTTCATATTCTTTGCCAACTTCAAAATAGGTTGGGTTTCCATCTTTTGAAGACACCATCACAATAACATCTTCAATGTTTTGGTCATCATTATAAGTGCCAAGGTGCCAAACGGCTTGGAATTCATTTTCCGCTTTAACGGTAGTCACACGGAATTTGTTGTCCCAAATACCATTAACAAAACGTTTGAATTTGATTTCGTAAGTGATTAATTTGCTCATTATAATTTCCTCAGATTAAGCCTAATGCACGTTTTTCTTCAGGGTTCAATTTAGACAAAGCAGATTGTTTTACTTTTTCTAAACGAGCAACTCGTTCTGCTTCTGTTTCAGTACGAATTTCAAAAGCATCTTTCTTTAAGAAAGAAATTTCACTTCCATCTTCGAAAGTTAGTGTCAAAGCTTTAACTGGTTGACGGTCAACAGTACCGTTGGAACCATACCAAGATTTACCAGCGACACTCTCTTCAGCTTTGAAGTAAGAGTCATAGTAACCATAAACTTCTGAGCGGCGGTCGTCTGGTGAAACTCTGGCGACATATACATCATTCTCTTTTACTTTGATTACTTTCATTATAATTTCCTCAGTTGGGGCTTTCGCCCCGTTTGGATTATTTCAGCATAGTTACTTCAGCAATTTCAGTCCAGTTTTTCTCGTCAGTGGCGACGAAATCTGCCAGGTAAAGAGCTGTGCGGAGAGATACATTACGAAGACGATTAACGTTGTTTTGCATAAATGCCAGAACATCAAGTACTTGGTAGTGTTTTAATCCGCGATTTTGCAACATGTCGGTTGTCATAATAACATCTTCAACGCGAGACATGATTTCTTCGTTTGTGTGAACTCCGAGGTCCAGATAAACAGAACGAGATACTAAAGCAGAAAGATGTGGAGCTAATTTGCTACCACGTTCTAACTCTTTGTCAATATCAACGTTAGTGATGAATACGACAGTACCTTCAAATTCAAATTCGTTTGGAATATCTTTTTCTTCCAGGAAAGCAGAAGCAGTTGACCAGCAAACTTTACGTTTTTCGCCAGAATCAAGAGCAGCTTTCAGAAGGTTCAGAATGTCCATATCAGAAAATACATCCACATCATCAATAAGCAGAACAGAATTTGAATGGCGAGATTCCCAGAGACGGCAGTAAAGACCGATACCAGAAATTTTGCCGTTAACCATTTTGTATTCAATATCACCACGTTCGTCTGCTTTAGTTAATGCTTTATCCAAGGAGTAAGTCTTACCGATACCAGCAGCACCTGAGATAATCAGTGAACGAATGTTCCCGTTAACCAGACCAGCAGTCATTAACCCCATAACGTTGAAGCGTTTAGCGATACGTGCTTTCATTTCTTCAACAGATTCGGTCAGAACTTCTTTAACTTCTTGACCTTCAATTTTGTAATCACCATGGAAAACCCATACTCCGCGTTTCTTACCATCGATGTTTACGAATACTTTACCATCACCCTGAGCAGCGTCAGCTTCTGATAAATCTTTTGGGAACCACTCGCCGAGAAGTTCGAAGGTACCGGAAATTTCTTTACCGAAGTTAGTACCTTTAGCGATAGTGATGGTTTTCATTTTGTTCTCCGAGTTTCTATTTGTTTGGTATGAGGTAATAGTATCATCATCTCATACCGTTGTAAACAATATTTTTAAACTAATTCTAAAATTTCGTTGATGTAGTAAGGACGAACTTTAGAGTCTAAGAAGAATTCATCAACGAAGTCAATCAGTTCGTCAGTAGTACCAGAAATGTTTGCTAACTTAGAGAAAACTTCTCCAACCATCAAAGCTTCAAATTTAACATTGTACTGACGAGCTACTTCCTCAGCTTTTGCGACATTATTTACTACGATTTGTAAAGTTTTCATTTTGTTCTCCGAGTTTCTATTTGTTTGGTATGAGGTAATAGTATCAAACTTTAAAGCATCTGTAAACACTTTTTGAAAACTTTCTTCAAAAACAACAAAACCTCCCGAAGGAGGTTATTTTGAGTGTTTTTCTAGCTGGCGTTCAGCAAACAACTTTGGTTGAATTAACAGCCAACTTAAGATACGCCAGATGACTTGTATGACACCCACAGGTAGCCATAATATAATACTAAACAAGTAATTAAAAGGTGTCTCTATGAACCCTCGTTTAACGAGAGCATTTGTAATGAGCCACCCGACGGCTAGATAAACCAATACAATAAAGACGGGCATAATCCACCATAGTTGAGCCAAAAGTAAAGTAACCATAATCACCTGTAGTAAGAGTTGTGGTTAGCCAGATAAACTTCTTCCAAGAACTTGTCCCAGAACGTCATGTCAACTTTATCAGGCATACCGTTTTTAGAAGCAATGATGCTTTGACGTTCAACTTCATCAACACAGTTTTCTAACCACTCTTGAACTTCTTTGAATGGAATAGTACCGGCTTTAACTTTCTTGATGAACTCAGCATCTTTGAGCGGATAAACCAAATCACCGGTGGTGTAGATTTCCTGAAGCTGAAGACCACCACGAAGAGCATGGGACAGAGCTTTCCAATCTACGCCTTCGTTAGCTTCTGCTTTACGAGCACGTTCGCCATATTCATTCCATAGCTTAGTGAGACTGTACTTCATTTCAGCGACGGTGATTGTCGTCTGGAATTTACGACCAAGCACATTGTAGAACTTCTGAACACCAGATTTGTGGTCAACAAAATCAGTCCATTCGAGGAACTCTGAAGTCGGCAGCAGATGAGCAATATCAGCAACTTTCCAACGAACATTATGAGCTTTATCTTTTGGACGGTCTTCGTATTTCCATTCTGGATAAGGCTCTAACACCTCAAGCACTTTACGAAGTTCAGCTAAACGAGAACCTTTGACACCATACTTAGCCGCTTGTTTACGAACATAACCAAGATAAGCTTTCATATCAGTGGTGTAGAAACGCCAGCGGTTATCTTGAACGAATTTCCAGACTTCAGGAAGTTCAGACTTAACAACCATGTTCACAGGAGTGTGAAGCATGTCCAACGCAACAGTTTCACCTGTAGCTGCTAATTGCAGGAAATACTTCAAAGAATAGAGTTCATGGTCAACGTCATCGTGAGAGTTCTTCGTTGAACTGTTGTTAGTGTTCAAGTTGGTGTGATTCATTGCACGACCAAGCATAATCTCTTTTGGATGAGGAACGAAGATTTCTTTGAAGTCCGTGTCACTTTCTGGTGTTGACGTACCATAAAGATGGCTACCGAAGTAGCCTTTCATAACTGTTTTCATTTAGTCGGTTGACCCCATGTGAATTGACCACCGAAAGCCGCAATCAAGGAAGTGTCATTCAGATTAACTGGCAGACCGTCACCGCTTTCGGATTCGAGGAACATTGTACCACCATTTTTAGTGATAGCAATTACTGTAAATTCTTTAGAACCCTTTTGGAAGACATCACCAACAACTACCGGAATATTTTTGAAACCAGAAGCTTCGGTTTCATATGTTTCCGTATGCCGACCTTCTTTTGGTCTGAAATTAGTAAAATCGACTAGACACTTATTGCGGTTTGAAGTTACATAAACGTTAGTAACATCATGAGAAACAATTTTATCTTCACCATAAATGAAGAGTTCAATCATGGTACGATTTGAATATACTTTCAAAACAGCTCGTTGAGTTTTATTGATTTTAAGGAACATATGAGTTGTTCCTTGCGCACGGCTAATAAAATCAATTTCAGCATCAACTTCCATAGTTCCGAATTGAACTGTAATTGAACGCCCAACTTCAAGTTCTTTCTTTACAATGCCTTTAGCTTTCACTTGACGAATAAACATAATATTTTCCTATAAGAAGCGCCATGAGCCATTACGATATGCAACTGAACGGTCCATCATTTCAGAAGCGGTAGAGCTTCCGCTGAGTTTGTCGTGAACTACCGTAATTTTACGGCCATCAGCAAAAATAAATTCAGCTACTGGACGCAGGCCAGTAAAGCCTTTGTCCACAGTTGCATTAAATTTCGCAGCTTCGCCGTTGATAATATAATTCTGGTCTTGTTTAAGCATTATTTAAATTCCAACGTTGGGCAGAATTTTTCTTTACGAGCTTTAATGAAAGCAATAATGATATTAGGTTGTGGTTCAACGTAAGTACCATTTCTGATAGCTTCCCATTTTTCATCTTCTTTCTTTTCTTTTCGTCTTTGAACTACTCGATAAATTCCATAACCAATACAGAAAATTGTACCAAAAATAGCGGCCAGAATAAGCCAACCAACAATCAACCCAGGAATAATTGCTGCAGCAGAAGACAGAACTACACCACACTTAGCAAACAACCATGTAGCTAAATCAACGCCAGAACCCCAACCAGCGAAGCACACGGCGAACGCAGCAAATGCCAAAAGGAACGTGTGCCATACGCCTTTCCAAAAATAAGGACACAGAGAACGTGGAGCGCTTTCGGCACCATTCATCGTAACGAGTTTGTAGTGCCAAGAGTTAGTATTGATTTGCATTATAATTTCCTTTCAGTTCAGTTATTTAAAGTTTTTGGAAGTGGTCATATGAGGTATTGTAACCTGCAACCAAGAAAGCAATTTCTCAGCTTCTTCTTTAAGAAGCTCAACTTCTTCACCCTGAGAAATAATGCTAATTATATCTTTCGCATCATTAACGTAAAGAAGAGTTTTAATATTAGCATGACCACCATAAACTGATTCAGCCTCATAGTTAATAGTAGCATCTAATCCTGGGACATTCCAATCTAACGTGCACTTAACCATTTGCTTGCTCCTTGCGAGCTCGTTCTTTAAGTTGCTCTTGAATTTTAAGCATTGTTTCTGTGTATTCTTCTGAATTAGCTCTTACGATGCTAGAAGAATACGGAAGTGATTCATGATATTTCAAAAATCTCTCAAGATGCGGTTTGTATTGAGTAGAGAAATTGTACATCAAAAATCCTGTAGCACTTACATGAGTACAAATCTCATACTGAAATGTTCCGTCGTATTGACGAGTAACAATAATGTCTTTTAATTCAAGACTTAGGCTCATTGACTTCTCCTGCATAAAGTTTAAGAATGAAAAACGCTACCTTTAAAGCCTCTTCTTTACTTAAATGAAGAGGAGAGCCAGCATAACATGCTCCTTCAGGGACTGCATGTTCTAGAACAATTTCATCTTCTTTAGTACGAATGTCTAAACTTCCTAGATGAAATTGTTCATATCCCCAAGGGTCTTTCATTGCATCTCCTTAATAGCTTTTAAGAAGTTATCAAGATTCTCTTTACTGCAAAAAGATACGCAGCCATAGCTTCCATCTTTTGCTTCAAATGTAAATGAATCATCACCGTAGTCAGTGTAATCAATATTAGGACATTGATTACATTCAATCAGATGTGCTTTATCTAGACGGAAATGAATTTTAAATAAATCTTCATCATCTACGTGGCCAAGTTTACAGAAATTTCCACGTACTTCAAGAACCAGAGGACCGTGAACTGAACCGCTTTCAAATGTGTGTTTCATAATTACCTCAGTTGAGAATCTTTTGAACCGCGTCTGTTGTAAGACGCTTTAACGATAGTGTCATGTGAGCTTTGACAAGCCACGCACCGGGTACATCCTTTTTGAGCTTTGCGTCTAGCTTCCGGAATCTCTCCGTCACAATCTTCACAGTATTTTTCACTCTCGCGATTTTGAGATTTGATGAGCTCCAAACGAGCCCATTCAATTCCATCACTTACTGTAGCTTCAATAGCTGCAAATCCGTCGTCACTTGGACCCCATCCACTTGCCATTACAAACTCCTTTGAACGAGGTCCATTATACCATTAACCAAGTTGTATGTAAACAACGGATTGTGATATTGAACAAACAGATAAAGCAGCACAAATACCGTTCTCATTACCAGCCTGCCGTATCAAATTCACCATCGTCGTAAATGTCCCAGGCCATGCGTTCTTCCAGAACTCGGACTGGCGTCCAATAGTCCGCATATTCTTGGTCTTCTGGAGAAGAGAATTTATCTGCTTTAAGTTCCATCATAAATTCTAATGCAGATTCAACATCACCAAACAGACGGTTCAAGTTGTGAGGTTTACGTTCAGCATTTTCAAATACTGCGTTATCGCCAGGACAAATTTGAGTGCGGTAAGACCGCTTCAATCCACCGTTGATGTCAGTGTATTCACAGATGATATCAACCATCAAAATATCTGAAGTTGGACTACGATATGGCTTACTCAGAATGATGTATTTCTCAACATTACTCAAAGATACTTCAGTTTCCGTACGAGATATACCGTACACGTGATACATGATGCGGCCTGGAACAAAATCAGATAATTTAGTAATGCGATTCATGATGTTCTCCTCTTGTTTGTGTAAGGTCATAGTATCACCTTTTGAAGAGGATGTAAACGGTTCCTTTAAAACAACAAAAGCCCTGACCAAAAAGTCAGGGCTCAAATTATTCCAAAGACAGCAAGTATTTGGTTTGAAACACTATACCATTGATTTCGTCAATTGTGTTTCTTATTGCTCCAGGCATCTTATCGTAGATGCTTTCAGCTTTTGCTGTGATGCTATCGAGCATCTCAATCGTGTCAGTAGGCAAATCCTGCTGCGATGGTATAGATGGGGTGTACTTTTTACCAGACCATCCAAGCCATTGCTCTCCGAACTTGTCGGTTAACTCAGGGATTGCATCAAAGAAGAAATTGTATGCTTTATGACGAGCATAACTTTTAGTTTCAAAATGAGCAGAATGGAAGTATGACGCAGAAGCCATCAAAAGACCAATGAACTCATCCTCTGGAAGTTTCTTTCCGGTTGTTATGAAATCTTCAAATTTCGTTTTCAAGTTTAACCTTCGTTAGAGAAACATACTGCTTACCGGCATGAACTCCTTCTTCAGTGCACTGAGTAGTACAACTTGAAGCTGCCCATTTCTGTTTAATGAAAGAAAAGAAACGTTCAGATTCTTCTTTAGAAGGTTCTTTGAACTTGCTATATACTGCCATAGCACCATCAGCGTATTGTTCAAAATTAGCTTCTTCTGCCGATACGGGCGAGATTAAAGTGGCTGCAAATAAAATCGCAGCCAATGCGCGTAGAGTCATAAAAACCTCAGCGTTGTCCTGTATTAAGTTTGTGCTGAAGAACAGCCTTAACTTTTTCGAGGTATTTTTGCAGCTGGCGTTTACGCAAATAGTCCGGGCGTGCACCATGCTGGCGAAACTCTTCGTTTAGACTTGAGATAGCGTGGCCAATCTCGCATTTAATTTCTTCCAGTTGAGATACACCAAGATTACGAAGTTGCTTATCGTTCAAATGCTTCATACATACCTCATTAGTTAGTAATAGTATTTATAAAGGGGAGCATGCTCCCCAATTTAACTTTAGTCCCACAACATCATTGACAGACCTTTCTCATACTGACGAGCAGCTTTTTCGTCCCAGTTGTAGTCCGTGTCGCTTCTCAGCGAGCGTTTGATTTCCATCTTGTGAAACACACGAGGAATCGGTGATGCATATTTACGCCAGCGAAGAGTTTTCCAGAACGAGTCACGATGACGTTCAGCCATCAGTTTAGACAGACGTTTTGGTTCTTCTAAATTTTCGGCGATATCACGCTCGATATAAGCTTCGTTACGTGCTTTATTATCGCTCTGGTGTTTCTTTACATAAGCAAACGGATTATTCTTTTGAGCGTGCCATTTGGCTGAAGTGGTTACGTGCCAGCCTTTACGACGAATAGTTCTTGACATATCTACCTCTTGAGTTAAAGTACCTCAATGGTAGTAAAATCCTGCTTTAAAATATTTCATCCTAATGTTACCTTACATTTACATTTTGGACATTCAACTTCTTTTACTCGAAGACGCTTGGTCTTTGTACGAGGAGCGGTATCATGGTCATAAACATGAAGACAACGATAGCAAATGACTAATTTCATCGGTCGATAACCTCGAAGATTTCATCCATGATTTCATCACCTTGACGAGCACGAATTAACTCTTCAAACGTAACAGGCTTTTCAGACCAGCCAAGAACAACGGTGTTGCGTTGTAACATATCACGAAGTTCTTCTAAAGCTTCTTGTTTGGTTGAAATCATAGAACCTTCTTATAACATTCGAAACTACCGGAATAATATGCTTCAGATACGTAATCACCTTCAACGAGCAGTTGACAAACCTTATCTGCGAGCAATTTGTTCACTTCGATTTGTTCACTCATTGCATATCCTTTTACACCCAAGAAAACAGAAGCCGCTAAAGTGATAATAAGAAGAACTGTGTTGAAGATTTTTACATTATTCATAAATACCAGTCATTTCACACCAATGTTTTCGACAGAGTGAGACGTATTTGTCTTCACCACCTAATTCAATAGTATCACCTTCTACGATAGCATTTCCTTCTTGGTCAACACGAGCAACCATTGTTGCTTTACGTCCGCAGTGGCAAACGCCCTTCAGTTCGCAGAGTTTATCTGCCGTAGCCAGAAGAGCAGCAGAGCCCTTAAATAGGTTACCACGGAAATCTGTACGAAGTCCATAGGCCATCACTGGAGTGTTATAGAGGTCAACAATCTGACATAACTGAAGTACATGAGACTGAGTCAAGAATTGAGCTTCATCGACAAACACACAGTGAATATCTTTTTGGGTCTGTGCCCATTTGAAGAACTCAAGAATGTCCATGTCTTCAGTGATGGTATTTGCTTCAGCATGAAGACCTACGCGAGATACAACTTCATTTGCTGAATCTCGCGTGTCAATAGCTGGCTTAAGAATGAGTGTTCCCATTCCACGCTCTTTATAGTTATGAGCTGCTGTAAGCAGAGATGCTGATTTACCAGCATTCATTGAAGCATAGTTAAAATAAAGCTGAGCCATTATTCGCCGTCCCAATCAACTACAATAATATCAACATTTGGAGTGAACATATTAATTAGTGCTTCAATCTTTTCCCAATCGCCGCCTGCAATGCCAGCGCCAATACGAGGAATATAAACGTCCATTTTGAACAAAGAACCAGATAAGAATTTGTCCATTTTCTGGAAAGCATTAACCAAAGCGCCATAATCAAGATTAGGACCTGGTTCATATTGAGTGTAAAGATTAAAACAAGCACTTCCTTTTAACGCATACGCTAAACTAAAAGTTCCAAGCTTTTTGTGGTCTGCATAATCTGTAGCTGCTTTATCAGTTGACAAAATAACTGGAAATTTTGAAGCAAGTTGGCCTGCTACACCAGCACCCATAGTATGGAAACAGTTACAACCATGAGCAATAACTTTGCCTTCAGAAAACAACTTAACAATGTCGCCTTTAATGTATTTTACAATCATCTTTTCCTCAACTCTGGTATGCTTTTAAATTGATAAGTGGCGTAGTTTTCAAATTCATCGTAAACTCGCACATAAATTTCTTCGCCACATGTTAAATTCTTAAAAGACTTCAAATCTCTTTCAGAAAAATCTATCGATATTCCATCGATAGTTCCGGAGGATTTGGCTCCGCAACCTCGAAAATGAATTGAACCACCCGGAATAATAGCTTGGTCTTCTTTGTTAGAGTAATTGTAAAATGATACACCAAAAGCTTTCTTTTTCGGATAGTAGGAAACTTCAATATTCTTTTTAAACGAACCAGTTGTTTCAACTAGTCTACCATTAATAGCATAGATGCTATCAGGATAGCCTGGGAGTTTTTCCCAGGCATTTACTGATAATGGTAGAGCTAGCAGAAATGCTGCTATTTTCACTTAGATAATCCCGCTATATACACCCTCAATAATGTGTCACGATATTCTTCGCAAACATTCATATCAGGCGCATTATCACACAACGACTCCAGGTCTTTAGCCTTACGAGCCACCAAGGTAGACCATTTAAAGCGGCTACCAGAATCAGTTTGTCCTTCAGCATAAGTTTTGTCAAAGTCAAATGACAAAATGTTCAAACACTCCGTATTAGTCTTAGTGCAGAATTGCTTTGCTAATGCCAGGGAATCGTCCTGCTCAGTAGCAAAATCCATCTTACACCCAGATAGAGCAACAACTACCAGAAGTACAAACAACTTTTTCATTATTCCACCGTATAATGAAGCATTTTACGAGATTTCAAGTAATTCGCCTTTGCTAATACTTCAGAGGCGTACTTGTTACCGGCTTTCCACTTGTTTCCTGCGTTGTATGACGCTATGGCTTTTCTCATATCACCGTTATGACGGTCCAGCCAATAACTTAACTCAATATACGCCCAAGCGGCGGAGTGCTTCCGGTTCTTTGCCATGCGGATGATTTCAGCGTCTGTCATTGACCATCCGGCTTGTTTAACTCTTTCCCTGAGTGTAGGAAGATAATTTTGAAATATCCCGTAAGCGTGATGCCCATGTTTACCGGTTGTACGTAAGCCTGCAGAACTTTCCTGCCAGACTAATGCAGCCATAATGTAACCAAGTCCATCGTTATCATATCGCTTACTATGTTCTTTATACTTCCCATTCTTCTGAAATTGTTCACCAAACGAATATGCGTATTGCAAATTGTCGAGTTGGACATTACTGAAGGTGTGTTCGGACGCAAATCCTAGAGACGAAACTAGGAGTAACGCCGCGCATAGAGCTTTTTTCATGTTTACCTCAAATTAAAGCTATAACTTGATAATCTTTGTGCTGATTTTACCTTTCAAGCGTTTATCATTTACGAATGCCATGCGACATTGCATGGAGTGACCACGGAACGGGTGTTCTGGGTTTGGTAAAGAAACAGTCATTCCAAGCCATAGAGTACCATCTGTGATTTCCAGACGTTGAGGTCTGTACTCTACTTCTGGGTCAATTTCCGATGGGTCAATTGGAAGCATCGGCATTTCTAAGAACTCGTGAATTTCTGTTACATGATTGTGTACTTTGTGGAACAGAGCGAACACATACTCTTCATCAATTTCTCGCTGGATAGCACGGTCCAGGAGGTGATTAGAATATTTAATAAAGAAAGCTGGAATACCAGCAGATGCGCAAGCACTACGTATAGAATCGTTTACACTCTTGAATTCAGTCTCAAAGCGACGACGTAGCTTGTTTCGGCGGATGAATACTTCTGGGTTAGTTGTCATTTTCAATCTCCTTTGTTGATAGGGCTATAGTATCATAGCCCTTGGAGAAAGTAAATAGTCAGTAGTTATGGTCATCGTAGAACACTTGAAGCAGAACATTGCTACGCAGCTTCTTGGTGTCCGCGATGCGTTGACGGAGCTTGGAGATTTTGTCCTGAACAGCATTGAAAGCGTCAGAAGTCTTAGGGTCATGAAGACCCATAGACTCATCCACAAGCTGCTCCATCTTTTCTTCCATAGCATTGATAGCTTCGGAGAAAGACTCGGAGACTTTGTTACGAATTGACATTAATACTTTTCTTCTGGCTGGAAGACTGAACGACACGCCCACATAGAAGCTTCTTTCAGGTGTTGAATAGCATTACGAATTTGAGTGATACGCTCATGGGCTAAATCAAACTCTTCATCGCTAATTTTGTCAACATCCAAGTCCATGTACACTCTAACATGTTCTTCTTCCAGTGCTTTAAAGATCAGACCAAGACGAACTTCAGCATCTTTGATTGCATTCACTTTACCGATTTTGTCATCAGTATGTGGTTTATAGCCTTTGATATCTTCAATTGACATTACATTTCCTTAGTGAAAGTACGTGAAATAACGTCACGCTGTTGCTCTGGAGTTAGAGCATTAAAACGAACGGCATAGCCAGAAACACGAATAGTTAGCTGAGGATATTTTTCTGGATGTTGAACTGCATCTTCTAAAGTTTCTTTAGACATCACGTTCACGTTCAAATGCTGTCCGCCTTCAACTTTAACTGTAGGTTGGTTTTCAATTCCAATTTCACGAGATTCAAGACCAAAGAAAGTTTCTACATCAACTATAGAATCTTCTGGCAAAGTTTTAGATACAATCACACGGGCTTTATCACCATCTTCAAGATAAATTGTGCCTTTGTGAGCCCCGTTCAAAATTTGATATGCGTTCATAATAGTTCCTTATGGATATTGAATTTCTTCGTCAGTCTCTTTATCATACTCACGAATTTTGATTGGTTCATTAATTCCATAACCACTTATAGTAAGACCAGTTTTAGCATCTTCCCACTGCATTGTTTTATCGTTCCACACGCCATTGGCATGTGCTTCCATCAAATCTTGTTCGCCTTGGTTTGAAAACCAGCCGCAGAAAGATTCAACCAAGTGGTCGGGGATGTCGATAATAATTTGCGCCATGTTGGCTCCAAAGAAATGACCTTGCGGTCGTAAGTAATTAAGCTTGAAGTTTTGATGCCTTTGCATGGGCCAGAGATAAACTCTACTTCAAACCACGGATGATCATTCATCAGACTTACATCTGGTGAAGTGCAGAGGAATAACGAGCCTTTAAAAGGCCCATCTAAAAATCGATATAACTTAGGCTCAAGAACTGCACCGTCTGAAAACTTGATATGCAAAATATTAATCAAAGATTCTACATCACATTTTCCGGTAGAGCGCAAGAACTTAATATATTCACTT